TTTTTACAATAGCGTTCAAAAAATATTTTCATTCCTTTGATAATATCGTTTTCATCAAATAACAAGTTATCTTCAATTATTTTATCGTGTAAAATTTTATCTACATTGTTATCATTTTTGTATTTATGATTAATTATAATGTTCTTATCTTTCACGATTAATCCAATTTTATAATCATTTGAATATGATGTATCTTTTAAGGTATTATCAATCTTTGATACATCAGTCTCACAGAATTTACCTGTATATTTAATACTGAAACTAATTATTGTTTCATTAAGTTTAAGTGTTATATCTGAAATATTATTTCCACCACCTTGAACGTCTATGTTTAAGAGAGTCTTAATATTGTTTACTGATTGTAAATTTTGAAGTTGTCCTTCAAGAATTGTAGTATAATCTATTTCAGGAATACATCTTGTATAAATTAGAATTTCACACAATGATTCAAAAATCCACCCCTGTCTTCTGTAATTATCAGTAATAGTTACATTATTATCATGCATAATGTAATTATAAATATCTTCGGGTTTGATATTTCCAGAAAGGTTATTTATCATATTTTCAAGAATATGAACCCTGTTTTTCTGTGAAATAAAGTTGGAGAGCATTTTATTTTAATATAGCTTTTATGATAACTGTTTGTTAGTTTAGTAAAATCGTATATATAAATCACTTTTTTTGTAGATTTGACATGGTGTTTGAAAAAATTATTATAAAAATAAATAACATATAAAGTATAGAATATTTTAATTAAATATAGAGTGACGTTTAAGATTGAATACTTTATTAATTTTTTTGATATTTAAGGGAGTTTCTTTATAGAGATCGATTAATAAACAATTCATATGCATTTTCAAAATTTTCTTTAATATCTTAAGACTATTATTTTTCACAGATATACCATATTCATCTAATAATTTTACAATTTCATTATCAGGGAATAAATTTTTACGTTCAGAATTTGCAAAAATAGTTTTAGTAACTTCATCTAAATCAATTTCGTGAGATACAATCTGACCACCATTCATATTAATAGCAGGACGGACATGTCCACCTAATCCAAATTTAACAGGTAATAAATCTGTTCCTGCATTTGAAGTATAGCTTCCAGAATTTTTACCAAAGTATTCAGAATCTATGTGATAGCTTCCTCCTGATTGTGTTTTGTTTAGTTCAGGGTAACATTTTTGCTGTACATAGGATAGTAAAAATTCAAGATACTTAGGTTTTAATACTAATTTTTTAGGATTTTCTAATTTAGTCATTATAGCTGAAATACCTATAACATTGTACATTAAATTGTATACATGAACAGCAATAATATAGTATATTTCTTCAGATTGTTCTTGATTTATTTTTATATCATTCTTATTCAAAAAGTAAGGTATCTGCTTGGATAACCATAATTTTAGTTCATCAGGTCGTGGTTCAATTATCTCGGGTAACTTGTATATATCTTCCATTACATTTTGATTAGAAAATATATTAAATAAATTATGTACTCTTTTTAACAGAGAAGTGTATAGCATGAGTAAATTAACTAATGGACGTGTGAATATATTAACTGAAACATCTACCTTAAATATACCTGCATATCAAAATACCGCCATAAATAATGAGAAGTTTTATGCTGAAGCGGTTGTTGGAAGCATTAAACCGAATCCTGTAAGTAACTTATATTTTTCTTGTAATAATATTGATGTTTTGCAAGATGGTATACGTTATATGATATTTAAATTAACAGGAGGTAAACATATTATAGGTCGTCAGAGTGACCATGATCTTAAAATTGTAATGAGGTCAATATATTTCCAGTATAGTAAAAATCTTCCTAGAAATATTATTGGTCAAGTGAAAGAATTAAATGAAATGGTTCTTGATTGGACTGTTAATGAAATTCTAAGTAATCTTAAGCAATATGATAAATACCGTGAAGATACAAGTACCCTTCCAATGCCTTTAGATTACGGACCTCTTGAAACTCAAAAAGGTACCAAAACACTTGAAACTAAAATGTTTGTTTAATATTAAGAGAAAGTTATGGCATCTGAAACAGCATATTATAAAATGAGTGAAGATAACAAAAAACAGTTTATTAAATCACGCTCTTCTTATTTCAAAGGAACTATTGCTGTATCTGCAATATACGGTTCAGTAGTTCTTATTCTTGCATTGATAGGTTTTAGTTCTCAATCAGGAAGAGATTTCATATTCAAACAAAACTTTTACTTTACCACCACTTTTATTGGTGGGACACTATTTGTAATAACACTTATCTTAATACAGTTATTTACTTATAGACAATCAAAGAAAGAGGAAGAAATAGATACAATATCGTGTCCAGATTATTGGAAATTAGTTAAGACTAATAATAATATATTAACACGGATGAATAATGAAGTAAAAAATAATTTAAAATATCATTGTGTTCCCGAAACAGAACCATCAGACCAAATGGCTAAAGAGTTAAACATTCATGAATTTGATAATTCAAACCCCTTAGAAAAAGCTTTTTCTGATACATTAAGAATGGTAAACCATAACAATCTAACTTTTAAAGATGCCAAAATAAACAGTAAAGGTCGTATTACTTGTGGTCGCATTTACCCAAGACATATGGCAATTTATGATCATAAATTCGGGAAAGAAAATAATACAGATAATAATGAATTAAGATGTAATTGGATAAAGCGTTGTGGAGATGAAGAATACCCTATTCAATGGAACACTGTTTGTCCTAAATAAAAATTGAATCTATTTAAAAATTATTTTTATTAGTTAGTTTAGTCACTCCACATAAAACAAATATTATGCGTGTTCTTAAACGTAGTGGTTCTTACGAGGATGTATCCTTTGATAAGGTACTTAGACGTATCCAGAAGCTTTCTGTAGGTTTATCTGGAGTTCATCCCGATGAAGTTGCGCAAAAAATATGCGGTCGTATTTATGATGGAGTTAAAACCATTGAACTTGATGAGTTGACTGCTACCACTTGTAGCACAATGTCTACGGTTCATCCAGACTATAGTATTCTTGCATCTCGTATTGTTATTAGTAACATCCATAAGAGTACTCCTGATAAGTTTAGTGATGCTGTTGAAATTCTTTACAACTGTAAAGATGTACATGGAAATTCTATGCCTCTTGTTAGTGATGATTTATACAATGTCGTTCAAAAAAATAAAGAAATAATTGATAATAAAATCGATTCTGAGAGAGACTACTTGTTTGATTTCTTCGGATACAAAACCCTTGAACGTTCTTACTTACAGAAAGTTGATAACAAGATTGTTGAGCGTCCTCAGTACATGTGGATGCGTGTTTGTATCGGTGTTCATAGTGATGATCTTGATAATGCGTTCAAGATGTATGATGCTATGAGTAATCGTTTGTATACACACGCTACACCTACGCTGTTTAATGCAGGTACTAGACATTCACAGATGTCTTCATGCTTTGTAGCAGGAACACCTGTTTTAACTACTAATCGCGGTCCTGTACCGATTGAAGAAGTAAGCATTGGTGATACTGTAATCACTCATACTGGTTCAGTAAAGTCAGTGCTTCAAACACATAAAAATCCACTTAATGAACGTTCTCTATTTGATATTAAAGTATATAAAACACCTGGATTTAAAGTTACCGGAAATCATCGTTTCTGGTCAATTACGAAAGAACAACTTAATTGGAAAGAAAAACCACAGTGGAATAGTATTGAACAACTCCGTGTAGGTGATTGGATATCTATTCCAAAATCAAATACAAAAACAAGTTATCAAATTATTGATATGTATGATATACTAAAAGATGAAAAAGGTCTTGCACATTGGACATATTCTTTTGAATTTGATAAAAATAAGATGAGACGCAAAACGCATTTTACAAGCGAATATAGACCTAATGGTATCACTTTAAACGGAGAGTGGTTTGAACGATTTATTACTGTCGATGAAAAGTTTGCATGGTTTATTGGTTCTTGGTATGGTGATGGTTCTATTATGTTTGGTAAAGGTTCTAGAAAGGCTGATTGTATTCCTACACACAAAGGTATTGCTTTTGCTCAGAACCCAAATAATACCGATTTTATTGAAGAAATTATAAGTATTGGAGAAAAATACCTTGGTGTTAAAGCATGTGTTTCAAAATCTAAAAAACAGAACTGTTTATCAATCAGTTTCAATAACTCAGCTATTGGAAATGCTTTCAATATTCTCTTTGGAAGATTTTCAGATGGAAAAATATTGTGGCCTGCTATGTATTCGTGGAGTAGAGATATGGTTGCTGCTTTAATGGGTGGTGTTATTAGCACTGATGGGTGTTGTACAACAGAAGGTTCTTTAACTCTATCATTGTCTAATCAATCTATTATGAATTCATTATTCCAACTTACACGATCTGTTGGATTTGATACATCTCTTACATTATCTAACTATCAACGTGAAGAACATTACAAAAAGTTCGCGCGTATGAGCATTCCATGGATACCTGAAATAATTAGATGGGTCAAGAAATACTATGATGATAATAGACTTGATAAGAAAGAACGTTCAAATACTACACTTGAAATAGATGGAAATATTTTCCTACGATTGAATTTCAAAACAAAGGTCACGGAAGATCTGCCGTCATATGTTTATACTCTAGGTATTGAAGATGATCATTCTTATTCAGTACAAGGTCTAATTGCTGAAAATTGCTTCCTACTCGAAGCTAAAGATGACAGTGTAGACGGCATGTATGATAGCATTAAGGACTGTGCTACTATTTCCAAGTATGCAGGTGGATTAGGAATAAATATTCACAAGATTCGTAGCCGTGGTTCTATTATCCGTGGAACTAATGGTAAGTCAACTGGTACTACACCTTTCCTCCGTGTTCTTAATCAGACTTTATTACATATCAATCAAGCAGGAAAAAGAAATGGTAGTGCTGCTGTTTATATGGATCCATCTCACCCGGATATATTTGAGTTTGTAGCCTTAAGAAGAAATACTGGTTCTGAAGAAGAAAGGTGTAGAGATTTGTTTATTGCTCTATGGATACCTGACTTGTTTATGAAGCGTGTAAAAGAGAATGGTAACTGGTCGTTATTCTGTCCATTTGATGCTCCAGGGCTTGAAGACGTGTATGGAAATGAATATGAGGAACTTTATGAAAAATATGAAAAAGAAGGAAAAGCAAGAAAAACTATTAAAGCACAAGATTTATGGTTAGAAATTCTTAAGAGTCAGATTGAGACAGGCGGTCCTTACATGCTTTATAAAGATAAGTGTCAACGTTCTAATCAGAGTAATCTAGGTGTTATTAAATGTTCAAATTTATGCAGTGAAATTTTAATTTACAGTTCACCAAAAGAGTATGGAGTATGTAATTTATCATCAATGGCACTTCCATCATTTGTTAATAGCGATGATTTAGATAATCCTTACTTTGACTTTGAAAAGTTCCATAAAACAGTCAAAATGGTTGTAAAGAATATGGATAAGGTGATTGATCGTAATTTCTATCCTACTCCAGAAACTAAGAGGTCTAACATGCTTCATAGACCTATTGGAATTGGAATTCAAGGTCTAGCTGATACTTATATGATGCTTAAGTATCCTTACGATAGTGAAAATGCTTCCAAATTAAATCGTGATATTTCAGAAACAATGTACCATGCTACTTTAGAATCTTCAATGGAGATTGCTAAAGAAAGGGAGGATATCATAAACTCAGGTGGTGAAGTTAGCTTAATTCCTGAAGAGATGGAAATGACATCTTATCGTGGTGCTTATAGTAGCTTTGCAACAAGTCCTGCTGCTAAAGGTATTCTTCAGTTTGATATGCACGGTATTACTCCACAGAAGTATGACTTTGATACTCTTAAAGAACAAATTAAAAAGTATGGTTTAAGACACTCTTTATTGATTGCACTTATGCCAACAGCTAGTACCAGTCAGATAATGGGTTATACTGAATCGTTTGAAGCACTTACTTCTAATATTTATCAGCGAAGAACTCTTGCCGGAGAGTTTACTGTAATTAACAAATACTTGTTAAAAGACTTGATTCGATTAGGGGTATGGAACAAAGAGATGAAAGACCGAATTATTGCAGGAGATGGTAGCATTCAACATATCAAAGAAATTCCTGAAGATATTCGTAACTTATATAAAACAGTATGGGAAATTAGTCAGAAAGCGCTTATTAATCAGTCTGCTGATAGAACACCTTATGTATGTCATACACAATCACTCAATCTTTACATGGAAGACGCTACGTTTACAAAATTATCAAATATGCATTTCTATGCTTGGTCTAAGGGACTGAAAACAGGTCTGTACTATTTGAGAACAAGAGCTAAAGCTAAAACAATGGCATTTACACTTGATCCTTTACTTGTAAAGGAAACACAAAAAATTAAAGATGAACAAGCAGAAGCAGTACTTGCGTGTAGTCTAGCAAACCCAGAAGGGTGTCTTATGTGCTCTGCTTAAGAACTAACATTATTAATCAACTCTAAAATACTATGCAAATAATAAATATATTTTTGATAATCAAGAAGTAATTCTTTTACTTTTTCTACATCCTTATTTGACATATAGTACATTAGGTATGGTGATATATCTGATATGTCAACATTTTCATTCAATTCATTCATAGTATTCATTATTCCAATTTGTTCATCATAAGGGGGAATAACTAAATTGTTAACACAATCGATTTGGTTGGTGAACTGTTCAATGAATGTAGGAACATTGCATATTTTGACATACTCCTCTAAAAATTCAGGCATAATATCATTTACAGCTATTATGTTTACAATAGACGAGTTGCTTGTAACAATTCTTCTATATTTAGTTTTTTTTACATTCAGGATATTTAATCTTAAATTCTTCATTTATCTAAAATCTGATTAACTGTTTAAATCTCTTTATATATTAAGGATATAGTATATGACACTACCGTTAGTAGTCATATTAGATTGGGACGGTACAATAGCTGGTAATGTTGAATATCAAGCAGCAAAACATTCTATGTCATTACTATTAAAAAATAATGGATTTAAAATTAATAACAAGAATTCTAAGGCTTTTTACCCTAGTCAGAAACTAATTCGTAAAGGTTTTAAAGATTTTATAGAAACATTAGAACAACTGTATAATAATAACATATATTTCTTTATTTATACAGCTAGTGATCCTGTATGGGCACAAAAAGAAATAGCATGGGTAGAAAAAATATATGATATCAAATTTCAAAGACCTTTATTTACCCGTAAAGATTGTGTTCGTGATAATAAAGGTGTTTATATTAAATCTTTGAATCGCATATTTCCTCGTATAATTCGTAGCATTAACAAAAATATGAAGAATAATCTTACAAAATATCAAACTGATTTTATTTATGATCGGAATACATTGATCATAGATAATACAATGGTATATGAAGATAATCTTGATAAATTATTACTTTGTCCTGATTATAACTATACAATATTCGAAGATATAATGGAAGATGTACCTTCTAAATCATTACAAAATCATAGAATCAATTTACACGTAAAAAATTTAATTAATTCTGACAAAGTATATTTTTCAGAAAATACTAAAAATATGAATAGATTATTACATCAAAAACATTCGTGGATAACTTCAAAAATAGAATCTATAATGCAAAGTAATAAAAAGTATACCAAAGATAATTTCTTTCCACAGTTGACTAATCTAATAGTTAAAAATAAATTTACCAATTTTAATCCTAAGATAGTTAATAAACTTCAAAAATTAAGCGGTATCAGTACATAAATCTAATTCGTATAAACAATCATCAAATGTTTTCCAAAATTTTAATATACATTGTTGTAACTTTTTAGTAATTTTACTTTCTTGTCTTTCATTGCAAGGTGTTTGTTGAAGTAGATATTTTATATTACTTTTTGAATATTTCCCTTTCAACTGTTTTGCCGTTGGTTTTCTTGCTACAATTTTCTTTTTAATCGTTAAACAATCTTTAACCGGTTTTTCATAGTAAGCAATAGCCATCATTAAAGTATCTGCAATATCATCTTTTTTTTTAGTTTTTTCCCAAATATCTATTATCTCGTCAGATTGAGGATTATTCTTCAACCAATCAGAACATAAACTAATCGCTGCATTCTTCCTATCATTATACTTATTTTTTCCTTTACCACTATTTTCTTTTCCACTACCAGATAATTTATGTTTAGGACTATATATAACAACAGAAGAAAACCCTTTCATTCGGAAATACATTTCTAAATAACACTGAATATTACACATTTTCTTAGTCATTTGTCTTTCTATGACGATATCAGCATCTTTAATTGTATTGTACAGTATATCAAATTCATCAATAATCGATTTACATATACTTGGACCATATGATATATTAATTATTTTCCATGTAATAATAGTATTATTTTCTATAACACAAACAGCCATATTCTTAATTCCAACATCGATTGATACAAGCATATTAATCTGTTGAATAGAAAAGAAATAATACGTTTAATATATATCTATAAGTGCGTAATTTTAATTTAAAAATAAATCAATTAGAAAGTTAATAGATAATTAATGTCTAGACAGCAATTTGATTTGATCGATTCAGACGGAGAGGACATTATGGAAATTAATGAAGATACTCCTAACAAAAGATTTGATATAAACAGAAATGAAAATAGTTTTGGTTTTGGATCAAAAATGTTTGGTGATGACGGGGGTGCAGATATGTTAATTAATAGAAATAAAGTACAGTCGGATATTTCATCTATTAATTCTCCTTATCAAAGCAGAGAAGGTTCAGTTGCAGACTATGCATCCAATTCATCACGACGTTCGTCGTCTTCTAGTTCTTCAAGGAATAGCTCAGATACTGAATCTGTAAAAAGTGATACATATTTACCAAATGATAACAAACCAAAAAATATTAACAACTTCTTTAACAATAACGCTTACAATAAACCGGTTGAAAATACTCGTATTCGTGCAGAAAGTGAGTATAATGAGAAGAAAGAAATCTTATATCAGATGGAACGATTAGAATCCAAAGGATACCGGTTACCACGTAAATTCAATATGCAATCCAACCTTGAAGAGATGAAGGCGGAACACCAACGTATTCTAAGAGAGAAAGAGGTAGACGCAAGTATTAGGTTCCAAAGAAAAACACTTATGGCCTTAGTAACTGGAATTGAATTTTTAAACACTAGGTTTGATCCTTTTGATATCCGATTAGATGGATGGTCTGAAAGTATTCAAGAAGATATTACAGATTATGATGATATATTTGAAGAACTTCATGATAAATACAAGTCTACAGGACGTAAGATGGCACCTGAGTTAAGATTATTAATGAGTTTATCTGGAAGTGCATTTATGTTCCATTTAACAAACAGTATGTTCAAACAACAACCTCTTCCTGGAGTAGAAGAGGTACTTCGCTCTGACCCCAACTTAATGAAACAGTTCCAAAAAGCCGCAGCGGGACAAATGTATAATATGAACATGCCTTCACAACAACCTGAACAACCAAGACAACAGCAGTCATCACCTTTAGGAGGTGGTGGAATTTTTAATATGTTAGGAGGTTTACTGGGAGGGGGAGGTCTAGGAGGAATGATGAGAGATATGCCTCAACCACCTGCAAATAGCAATAACCAAGGTAATATGAGAGGTCCAAATATTGATGGGTTAATAGATGATATTACACCAAATATTGATGTAAGACCGTCTAATCAATCTAATAATATAGAGACTTTATCTTTCTCTGACGACGAAATTACATCAATTATTGAAGATGCTGCTGACATTGGAAGTGTTAGGTCATCTACAAAACAAACAACAAGACCACGTAGAGGTGGAACGTCAGTTAGTAGCAAGAGAACATTAGATATTTAATTATTCATTTTATGGTATTCAATTAACCCTTTCACGTCTTGAATACACTTACTATTAAAAGCACTATTGTTATGAATGCGGTGATATGTCAAAATTTGATTAATATTAAAAAACGGTATATTTTTTTTCCATAGACGTATCCATAAATCGTAATCGTCTAAATTATAACGTGAATACCATTTAGCGTGACTCTTATGAATTAATACTGATGAATTAATTAAAGGATTTAACTTATAGATATCAAAATTGTTAGAACTAATTTCTCCGAAAGGTATGTATGGACACTTGTTATTAACATTACCAAAATATTGACATGATGTTCCAATCACATCATACTTATGTATATATTTTACTTGTACTTCTAATTTTTTAGGATGCCATTTATCGTCGACATCTAGTACTGCTATCCAATTAGTATCACAGTCTAATACCATATTATTCATTGTGTTTTCTTTACCTGTAGTTTCATATACTTTAAGCATTAATCGTGAATCATTAATCCTGTTAACAATTTCCAATGCCTTATATACAACTTCAGAATTTATAGAATGACCATTTATACCTATAATTGCTTTCCATTTTTTGAATGTTTGATTAATTACACTGTTTAAGCATTCTTCCAAAAATTCGATACCATTGTATAATGGAATAAATATAGTAACCAAATCAGTATGTCCACAATGTTCAAGTAAATAAAACCATTTATCATTAGTTAAAGTAGTTTGTTGTGCTGGTACTAAGTTTACCATTTCTGAATATTTCATATAAAGTGAAGCTAATATTGATTGATCACAGTTAACTGTTGAATGTTTTATGTAATGTTCAAACATATTTGAATACTTGTTTATCCAATCGAGCCATATTTTGCTTTTAGCTATTTGAACACCACCGCCTATTCTAATTTGTTTTTCTGTGTGAAACAAGTAATCATCTACATATTCATAATGTTTAAAAGGTTCTATCTCTAGTAAAGTAATCTTATGGTACGGCAGATGATCAACTCTAGGAAAATAAAATGATTTAATATCTCTAAAACAGCCTATATCACACCATATATACCATTCTGCATTATATTTATTTATAACTTTATCTACAAAGAAACACTTTTCATTATATAATAAACTAACATGCCATGATCTATAAATATTTGGATCTTTTAATTGTTGACTTCTCCAAAAATCTATTCCATACTTAAAAAAATGTAATTTAGTTAAATCTAATATTTCAAAACTAACTAGATGATTATTTACTTCTCCTAAATATTTTTTTGAGTTTTCGTCAGTAAATATAATAATTGGAGAAATCAAAGACTTTAACATATTATTAAACCACTCTTTATACTTTTCATGGCTTCTACCTGGTTTAGGTTTAACTAAGTAAAAGCAAGAAACAATTATGCTTTCATATTTCATCATATCATATATAGTTTTAATAATAAAATAAGTGTTTAAATTATAAAAATAAATTTATTTTTAAGATTGTTTTACATTAGTTTTATATACTCTAATAATCCAATTACGGTCACGTTCCATCAACTTGCTAACAGTTTTGTTAGTATTCCTATTTAATATAGAATAGTAGTTTAGATGTCTCATTACTTTAACAGCTGAATCATGCTCACTAATTTTCTTTTTCTTCATTTCTCCTTTGATTGCTTTAGTTATTGCGTTATGTCTATCATCCGCCTTCATATTTTTAATATTCTTATATCCATACTGACCCATCTCAAAATCACTCTTAACATTTATTCTTTTTGATTCAGGTGTTTTTCCAGGTAACCCAACATCTTTTATGCAAGATGCTTCAACTGTATACGTCTTACCTGTATTTTTTCTTGTTGCAGTGTATTTTACGCGTTCTATAGTTCCTTTTGGACAGTTTATCATTATACTTTACTATTTAATAGTTATAAAAATAATTATCATGTTGTATTACTTACATTCGCTTAGAAATCATCTTACTGGTCTTCCTAAGAGATCCGGGAACTTTCCTTAAAGTTTTGAGTGGGTTAATAGCAGCCTGTGTCATTGCTTTATCCTTGGAAACAATATCACTAGCACCAGATACGATAACACCGGTAGTAGCAAGTACAACAGCAACAATAACAGGAAGAAGAATAGTGATAGAGATAAGAGCAATCTCAATAATAGACCAGTAGTAGAGAACATCACGACGGACATCCTCAGAGCACTGACACTTTTCTTTCATTAAGAACTGAACATATCGAAGAGCAATAACGAAAAATACAAAAGTAGCAAGTCCGTAAATAACCATAACACTAGCATAGATAGCAGAAATAGTCTTGTTTGTTATCATAGTAGGAGGAACAAACATAGTTGATACCAACCATACAATGGAGAAGATAAGGAACCCTTTGATGAACTTACGGTGAGGGTGCTCAGCGCAAGGACAATCAATATTCTCTAACTTTTGAATATAAGAATAGGTAACTACCATAAGAATAGCACCGAGTAAATTAGCAGCTACTGAAGCAACATTTTTAACATATGTAGGTACGATAAGATTGTTGGACATTATAATTTGTTTCTATACTAAGAAAAGAATTTTTTTATGGTATAACTATATATTTTATAAGTTATACTCTTCAAGAGATATTTTTTCATTTCTGTTTTCAG